GGGGTCTGCCGTGGACACGATGCTGACAACATCCCCGACCCTAAATGCTTTCCCGGAGTTGGTCGTTACAGCCTTACTGCCAACGCTCAGGCTCAGCGACGTTGTCGAAGTGCCAGAGTGCAGCAGCAGGAACTCTCGAACCAAGTCCGTCATCGAAGCCGGGAGCCCTGTGATATAGGCCGTGCCAGAAAAATCGGACAGATCGTAACTGTTGCCTTGAAGTACAAACGGATAGTCCGACATGTCTATCTCCCAGAAGTAAACTGTTTGCGAAAGTAAAGGTAGTCAACAAACACCTCTGCGTCCATGCCTGAGCTGATGCCGGTCACCTTCACCATTGGAGTCATACGGTTGGATGCGCTGACACTCTGGTAGCTAGACGCAGAAACAGTAGCAACAGTAGTTCCGTTCACCTTGAACAGAAGATTAGAGCCGCTGACCTCTATCCGAAGTTTGTAGTAGACGCCTTCGGTGACTGTTGTTGTCGTGTTGACTGTGGTGTACGACGAGTTCACGCCGTGAATAACTTGAAACCTTTGGGAGTTGACTCCGCACTCGAAGCGAAACTTGGCTGCGGCGTTCGCCCCGAGAAGCCCTACATCGAACCGATAGTAGTTTGTCGCACTGACTTGACTGGGGTACAGGCCACACTCGAAGAGAGTAGCCGCCCCGCCAAAGTCGGCCCAGTTTTGCCAGTAGTCCAGCCCGAACTGCACCGATTCGGACTGGCCAACAGCTGCGCTTAGGTGGTAAATACCGGGAGAGTTGTCGTAGGGGTATACAAGGTCTTGCCCAGAAAATTCATTGGTCCTCAGAACTTCTTCGGATGACCCAGTACTGGTTACGTGTCTGACATGGCTTTCATTCAAGAAGAAGTCGGCGAACCACTCCTTTATGTTGCTATTGGTAGGGAGCAGCAGCCCGTTCCGGGCGGTCTCTACACTGTACCCCGCAGTACCCCCTCCGCTTAGTGAGATCACGGAGGAGGAGGCAGAGATTTGCTCGACGAAGTTGGGAGTGAAGTACCAGTGAGACACCCCAGCCTCTGGAGTCTCAAACCGGCTCGACGACACAACGTCCAAGTCCAGCGTGCCAGTGGCGGGGTCGTAGGCCCGAACAACCACTATCCGCCAGTTGGCAGTGCTCCCGGCTTTGTAAGCCAGCAGGCGCTGTCCCGGCACCCAAGACCGCCCTGTCTGTGCCACAACGCGCTGCTTCCCCGGAACAGGGTAGATGTAAGTGGGGGAGAGAGCGTAGCCATATCGTGTACCGGCCCCGTGTCTCAGCAGCTGTTGAATCAGCTCAGAGTAGGCGTGCACGTATTTGGTCCCGGACAACTTGTCCACCCCCACAGTTTGCCCGTCAAATTCGAGCGGAAACGTAGCCATCAGACAGCCTCCTCAACAGTGAATGACGTGCCGAATTGCCCCCAGTAGTTGTACGTGGACTTTTCGATCTTCTCGAAGTTTCCAAAGATGGCTGCCACGTAAAAATGCTCCGGTTCAAGAGGTTCAAGAATAACTATGACAGGGGTGAACGTGCCCGACACCAAGTAGAGGTTCGCCAAGATGTTGTAGAACAGCTCTTGTTTGGGCAGCAGGTCGAAAGAGCAGCTCATTGAGCGTGCCTGAATCGGGGCACCGTAAGTGCGGGAGAGCTGTGCACTTTCAAACATGGGGGTTTTGTCGATGGGAGTGATCTCCGCACCGTACACGGCATTGGTGGAGGGTTGGTACCCTTGGCTGCCCCACACACGGAAGAACTTCACCGGTTCCGGGTTTCCCGGGCAGCGCAGCCGTATCGTGATGTAGCGAATGTTCACGGCATCAGGCAGCAAACAGTAGGCGTGCCTGTTGTATTTGCCGAGAAGTTCTTCCGGCAGTCCGCCGCCCCAGACAAAAGCCCCCCAAGTCAGAGAGCCGAATCCAGACTGCGGGGGGTTCACGGGCACCCAGCCACTGTCATAGTCCTGCCCCACAGGGTCGGATTCGTTCTCGTTCAGCAGGACTCGCCATAGCCCGGTGTAGTTGATGTTGTGTTTCAGCAGGGCCAGCACCGACAAAGTCTGGTTGACCCCCAGATCAATCTTGAACTCAATATCTGCCGACGTGTCGGAGGGGGTGAACACCACTCCTTGGTAGAGGTCGGGGGTAGTAATGTTGGCAATGTCAGTGCCCTCCTCCGTAGGGACAGAGGTGGTTGCAGTGCCAAACTGCACATAGTCGTTGGATGCCAGCAGAATGTTTTGGTTGAGCGCCATATCAGCCCCACACGTCCAGAGTTGTTGTCATGCTGTCCCCGTCCCGGTCCGCCCCGATAACCAAGAACACCTTTCCTTCTTCCAGCCCAAAACGCTTGTCATCTTGCAGCGTAACTAGCCTGCCCGGGCGTATGCCGTGCTGTTGACAGACAGGATCAGCCACGTCCATGACGTACCTCTCAGTAAAAGTAGATTCCTTCACTAGTCGTCGATTGCACTCTTCTTCTGGAGACTTGCCTACCCGGGCCAAGTGCCAGCGAACATTGGCTATCTTAAACGAGGTGTTCTCGTCCACGGTACAGAACTGAATGCCCGCAGTCACCCCTGAGATGGCCGGAGGAAGAGAGACCTGCAAGGTAACCTCGGAATCCACTGTTGGTGCGGCTATCGTCTGAGAAAAAATCTCCCCTCCGTCCCGGAGAATTTTGCAGATCACGGGGTAAGTAGCCGCTACCTTGAACTGCACCTCAGTATCTCCGTAAAACGCTCCTCCGTTCAACAACAACTCTTGAGTGATGGTTCCTTGAGAAAACCCGTCAGGGGTAAACTCAAGCCAGTCATTTGTTCTTGTCCAGCTTCCGTTTTCGGTCTGCCATTCCGATGATAGATTGCTAGTGAACCTTGCATTCAAGAGGGAGAACGGCTGCAAGTCGTTCATCAGGGAATAAAACTCCAAGCTGGGAGCCAGAGGGTGCACCGTTTTCACGGAGGCATCTTCGGCTTTGACCTGCCTGAACTCTTTGGTGAAGAACTCCCTGTCCTTTAGAGGGACCGCCCCCGCAAGTGCTCCGGCGTCCTGCGTCGCCCAGTTTTTAGTGTGGTACAGGGTGACCGCAGTCGCGGGGATACTCTTACCTTCGTCCCCTACGGGAGCGCGCTCTATGCTGTCAGCCCAGTGGTAACTGGAAAGTTCAAACACAGACTGTTGGCCCAAGCCCTGCAAAACAGCGGGTAAATCAATCAGGCCAAACTCGAACACGCCTTTCTCGTTCGGAACGCACCATCCGCCTACAGAGTCCAGCAAAGCGTTTACGACTGATGCAATGGACTCGTTTCCTGTCACGTAGTAACCGACAGTGCAGGGGTTGAAATTATCCAGCAACGCAAGTCCGTCTGTGCTGAAGTCTTGGGCAGCCACGAACTCCGCATTGTCTTCCAAAACACGGGCAACTACAGCACCTGCGGTGCACTCGGCATCCGCCCTGTCCGCCAGCGCTACGACTACCTTTCCATTGTCAGCCGGGACGCTCCCTAGTCGGATCAGACCCTCCGCAACACACGTAGAATAGTAGCCAGCACCGATGGTGGCAGCTTTCAGAGCGTCGGCAGTGGCGTAATCGCTGGAGTAGAAATAGGGCATTCCTTTGACGTGCACAGAGTAAAATTTGTAAACCGGTTTGCGGGCCCCTTCTCTGTCGAAGTTGAACCCGTACATGAGCCAGAACTGATTCACGACCACCCCTTCAACGCACGCACACCTTCCGAACACTTGGGGCTTGATCTGATCCTTACTTTCTTCCGACCCTTCGTACCCCCCATCTCCACCGGCCCCGCTATTGGTCCCGGCCAGCGTCGCTTCCTGCATGGGGACATTAAGTATTTCCATCCTGTTCTGGATATTGAGGATAACCTCCTTCCATCCGAACTCAGGGGATGAAACCGTCCCAGTAAAGTACAGGTTGGAATCGGACAAGGGTTCCGTCTTGCTCATCAGTCTGTAAATTCTTATAGCCCGACCATCAAAACCGTAAGTTTTGTACTTGTCCAGAATCCCATCTGTGTTACCAAGAGCTACCGTGCCCACTCCTACAGAGGCTTCCCCGCTAGTAGCTCCTCTATCAAAAAGGCGTTCTGAGTAGTCGAACCTTTCAGCGATGATTGGAAGATAGAATCCCTCCCCGTCAAAATAATCTGGAGCGGACGTCACCCTCAGCGTCTCCAGTGCTGCCGTCGTGGGGTTGTAAATTTCCAACTGAATGACTTCTATCATTTCTTGAAGCCTCTGTTCTTCGATTGCCGCTGCTGAATCTTCCGAGACTTGGACGATTCCCTAGCTGTGACCTTGTTGGTAGCGGCTACGTCGGAGAGTTTCTCTGAAGTGACTTCTGTCAGAGCTTTCACCTGTTCGTTAAGAGCAGATACCTTTTGATTGAGTTCGACAATCGTTTGGACCATCGCCTCCGCAGACGCGGCAGTGCTTTCCATTGTTGACCCTTGCGTGGCACCTATGTTCTCGGTAGCCGCCAACGCTGCGGCCATCGCCTCAGCCACACTGCCCCCCACCTCGGCCAGAGCCTGAGTAGCCTGCTCCCCGAAGTTCACCGCCTCAGTGTTGCTGGCAGACTGAGAGGACGAAGCAGCAATCTCAGCCAAGTAATCATTGCTGCTGAGCGCCGTTTCCCACAGGTCGTCCAGTCTGGCTTTGCTGTCCCTGATCCCGTCATTGACTTCGTTGGTGACACTGACAAGCTCGCTGGTATTGTTCGAGATTTCAGCTTGGTAGTCGTTCCCTTGCTGAAGGTCTTGGGACATGTCCGCGAACAAGCTGTTCGGCCCAAACACATCGGTGAACAACGAAGTCAGCAGAGTGCCCTGATCCTCGGGGAGGGTCTCAATGAACCCTCCGATAGCTTGCAACGCCTGTTGGATTTCTTCTGAGGTCTGAGCGGCAGTCAGGTCTTCCAAGTACGGGCCCAGCCCAGCGACAGTCTCTTGAGATATGCCCGGGAGAGCCGCCAGCTGGGTTTGCAGTGTGGACACCAGCAGTGCTCCGAGGTCTGTTATTTCCTGTCCCAGAGTAGTCCACAGGGTCACAATGTCCGTGCCGATCGAGGTAGCGAAGGCGGTGAAGTTGGTGAAGTTGTTCGCGTCCAGCGTGGACAAGTCAATACCGTTTGCTCCCAGCAGCCGGGTCATGTCTGTGCCCATGGCCGTGATCACGTCCAGAACGCTCATGTGCAGGGTTTCTGCCAAGGTGCTGAAGCCCTGCATCGTAGCCCCCGAGAAAGTCTCAAGGTCTATGCCAAATTGCTCCGCCACGGAGCTGAGCGGGATGCCCAAGAAAGAGATCAGCTCAAAGAATCCTGCTCCGAGATCGGTGGACAGCTGCAAGAGCTGGCTCATCAGGTTCTCGTTGAACGTACTCAGGTCAAGATTGGCTGCTGTTGCAATGGCGCTGGAAGACGCCCCCATCTGAGTCAGCATGTCCATGACCGGGACGCCCAACAGGTACGCCAGATCGCCCAAGAGCGGGATCATCTCAGACGACAGGTTGGCGAAATTGATGCCGAAAGCCCCTGCAAGCTGGTTCAAACCAACTCCCAACTCCCTCATCAAGTCGAACACGTTCTGTTCCGTAGCCAGCGCTAGTTGTCCTATGTAGGAAGCAAGTTCTCGGGCCAGTTCCTGTTGGGCCAGCTCGTCCAGCGTGACTGACATTGGGTTGCCCGAAGTTCCCAGATCGGAGCTGCCGGAGTACCCGCCGCCGCCGTTGCCCGGGTTGGGGATGGTTTCAAAGTAGGCCAGAGCCTGCTGCAACATGCCTTGCACGGTATCGAAGATGCCGGCATAGGTAGCGTTGTTTCCGTAGGCGTCCTGTGCCTGTTGGAGGTACTGCTGGGCATACTGAGCAAGCTGCCCCATAGCCTCAGCGTCCCCCTGCATAGCCCTCTCCCAGAGGGCTTGGAACTGGTCCTGAGCGGCTTGTAGCCTCCCTGCGTAATCGTTCGTAGACAGGTCTCCCGTCTGCAACTCGTTCAGCAGCTGGGTGATCTGGTCAATCGCACTTTGCGCAGCCTGATACCGCTCTTGCTCCGCTTGAGCTAGATCGTTGGTGTGGTCGATCGCGCTGTTGAAATAGCTGTCCTGAGCGTCCTGCGCCTCATCGCTCGCGTTGCCGCCGAACAACTGGGCAATCAGCCCTGCTATGTCCCCGCGCAAGGAGATCAGCGTGGCCCGAGTCTGCATGGCTGCCAAGCGCTGAATGTCTGCCAAGTCCCGAGTGGAGAGCGCGAGACTCTCTGCCGTCCTGATGTTCAGTTTCTCTTGCCTTTCTATTTCGGCCAAAGCCGCTATGTAGTTCTTGGCCGACCCTCCCACCATTTGGGCAAGTTGATCGTGTATCCCTTGCATGAAAAGAACTGCGGGATCGCCCATTTTGATCAGGTCGCTCATCGCCTTCGCGGCTTGCAGCCACTGTACGACCTCGTCGGCGGACAAGCTGGAGAACACAGATTCAAACCGTTGCCTGAATTCGTCCATGGAAATGCCCGCATCAAGCCCTAGTGTGCTCAGCTGGGAACTAAGATCAGCTTGAAGCTCAGAGTATTGATTAGCGGCCACTTCCGCAGCACCATAGAAGTTCTCGAAGAAAGAGCCCCACAGCTGCTGGGCCTGTTCTGCCCCTCCGGCAGCCAGAGCAATGTCATCGGCAAACCTGACAAACTCTTCCCCGGACAGGTTCAGAGTTACCCTCATCAGGTCACTTGCAGTCTGGAGAGAGGTCACTTCAGCGAGCAGGCGTTGGTAGGTCTGCACCAAGCCCTCCCCTTCGAGAGCCAAATCCTCCACCAGCGCGGTAATTCGCCCCAGCTCTGTGTTCACCTCGGCGAGGTTTTGAGCATCGGGCAGACCGCGTCGTCCCCCCCTGTCTGAAGGCTCTCCGTTGTCCCCTATCCGGCCCTCTGCCCCAGTCCCCCCCAGCACACTCTCGTATGGCTTGATCACTGAAGTTGTGACCGTTTCTGCAATAACTTTAGCCAAGCTGTTCACAGCTGGCTTCAAGATTTCTTGAACACCGTGACTCAATAGCCCTTTGCCCTTAGCCATGTCCTTAGTAGCCAGAAGCAGAAAGTTCGCGCCTTCCGCAAGCTGCTCAGCACTGCTCCTCCAACGCTCCGCAATCAGAGAAGCCCCCTTGCCGTACTCAGAAGCAGCGACAGTTGCAATCACAGCCTCCGCTCCAATGCGGGTGCGCGCCAGTTCTTCGGAAGTCTCTTCCCACCTGCGCCCAAGCACTTCCACGAAGTACTGGGTAGACTTCACCTTTCCTTTCTTAGTGTACTTGTTCACCACTTCCAAGGCAGAGTCGATCATGGGCGGAGTCTCTACAGCTATCTGCCTAGCTGCGTCCGCCATAATGCGTTCTATGCTGTTCTGAAATTGTTCCGCAGCCCTGACCATCTCGGGAGTAGCCGGCTTCGACACGTCCCTTCTCGCCAGTCCGCCAAAGAGAGCGCGCTGACGCTCTTGCTGAAGAGTGAATTCCGCGCCCGCCCCGTTGGCACTGGTGATCAGACGGGTCGTACTTCCTTTGGTTCTGAACCCTGTGCCAAACAACTTGCCGCCTGAGATCATGTCTATGGCCATCAAGGCCAACGCAATCCAGCCAACAATAGGAACAGCCGCAAGGCCCGCAGCGACACCCCCAGTCATGGCCGCACCTACTCCGACTGCCGCCCCGTAGGTGCCGATGCCATAAGCAGCAGCGCCGGCAGCGCCTCCCAAGTCTTTGTTGGACCCTTGCCACCGCTGGTACCCGGCGTACGCACCAGCAGCCCCCGCAGCCACGTAGCCAAAGGTGCTGGGAGTGTAGGAGTAGGAGCCGGGACCAACAGCGCCCGCAGAGCCTGTACTCCAAGGAGACGCCCCTGTGCTCCACGGAGCAATGGACGACTGAGCCCCTGTGTAGGTTCCGAAGATGGTCGAGTTGGACGTGGCGGACATGGTAGAGAACCCGTTCCAAAGGTTCTGACCCGCTTGCGTCCAACCTGAAGGGCTCCCACTCAAGAGACTGGAGTAGCCTCCCATCCCACCGCCCCCGCCCCCGCCACCACCTCCCCCGCTGCTCAGCAGAGCGTTGGCTGCGGCTGACATCATCCCTCCCCCTCCGCCGCCCCCTCCAAAGAACGAAGAGACCAGCCCGCCCCAACTGAAGCCGCCCCCGGACGCCTGCCCAGAAATGTTCAAAATTATTCGGTTACGGATAGCAGCCATGACCATGTCGGCCAAGAACTTCAAGAACAGTTTCTTGATGTCGGCAAAGGCTTCTTTTGCACTCTTATACGTGCCGCTGAACAGGTTGTAGAGAACGTCCTCCAGCCCGCTGTACAGGTCGAGAAGAGCGTCTCGCATGCTTTGGATGTACGCTTTCTGCGCAACGAATTTCTTCAGCTCGTCGCTGGCAGCCCCGATGTTTCCCCCAGTCAAGTCCCACAGCTCATTGAAATACTCCATGCCCGCAGTGCCGCCTTTGGTAATGTACGACATCTCCGCGTTCAGCTTCTCAATGTCCTTGAGGACTTTACCCTCTGAGGTAGCCTCAAACATGTAGCGAAGAGCATCTCCGTAGGCAAACGGTAATTTTGTACCTTCTGCAACAAGCCTGTTCAGCGCGTCAACCGCCTCGGAGAACCCCACAGCCCTGTTTTGAGTCTGCATGAAGTCTCCGCCGAGCGACTTCATCACCGTTTCCATGTCTGCCGATTGCCGGGTGAGCAACTGAACCTTCGGGCTGGCTTTTGCGAACGCCTCGCCGAAGGACTCTACACGTCCTTGAGCAGCCGTCACCCCAGAGAACTCTTTCCAAGCCTGCTGTGTGTTCTGGTTGAAGTCGTCCATTTTCTTGGTCAGCTCGAACGTGCCGTCGTTAATAGCATCCATGGCGGGTTTAAGTCGTTCTAGCGCAATCCTGCGCTCTTCCAAGCTGACATTGCCTTGAGTCAGAACACGTTCCATAGCCTGTTCCAGCTGTTCCCGCGTAGAGCTGACCCCGTTGAGCTGCGCAATCGCCGCGCCCAAATCCTTGTACTTGGGATTCATCTCCCCGAGCGCGTTGCTGACGGCTTCAATGATCGCTGCTTGTCGTTCCGAAGCAATCGAGGCCATGGCTTCTTTTGCCGACACTCCGAACTCTTTCAGGACTGCTGACGAGGCAGCATTGCCACTGCTCACCTTGGCTTGCATCTCAGTCAGTTCGGCCAGCCTCACTCGCAAATTGACCGCTGCTCCGGTAACCCCGCTGAACCCCTCTAGGACGGGTTTGAACCCGCTTGCGAATTCTTGCTGGGCGCGCTTGGCCTCGGCAAGGGCAGCCTGTGTTTTGGCGTAAGCCTCAGCGTCTTCTGCGGCTTGCTGAGCCGGGGACTTCGCTGCTGAAGACGGCGGGCCCATGTTGACGGCGTCTATGTAGTCCCTGTACTGCTGAAAGAAGTTGGCAAGGTTGGTTCCGGCGAGACCGAAACCCTCAGCTACGTTGTATGCCCCCTGCACGAGCGTCCCCAGAGCTTGGGCGTAGTCCGAGTTCAGCATTCCTTGTTGCACCCCAGCAGTCAGCTCCAGAGTCAGCTTCAGGTACTCGGCCTTGGCGGTAAGAGCCTCTATGCCCGCTGTCATGTTATCTACAGCAGGCTGGTTGGGCACGTCGTACAGCAGCCCGCCTACTTGTTTGTAGGTTGTCGGAGTCTTGGCCAGCTCGTCCCGTTTGGCCTTCAGCAAATCAAGCCTAGCCTCCACTGCTGCCAGTCCTTCTTCCAGCTCGCGGGACACCACGCCAGCAGCCCCCGAAGTCATCCCCTTCATGTTCTGCAAAGCGAGGGTAGCGTCTTCAGTGGCTTTGCCAACCCTCGCAAGCCCCTTGGCACTCTCTTCCGCCTCCTCGGTCATCCGGCTCCATGCCATGTACGCCCCACCGGCTACCAGTACAAAAAGACCGGCAATAATGTTCTTGGTGCTGAAGGCTGTAGCCAAGAGCCCGCCCAGCCCTTTCTTAGCCACGCCCGCACCCACAGCCATTCCGGCTATCTCCCCGGATGCATCGGCGGCTTCCTTTCCGAGCCCTCCCAGAATGCCTTTGGCCCCCTTCATCGCCACCCAAGCAACCAACAGGTCGTCCAAGTATTTGCCGTTGCGAATCAAGAACTCGGCGATCGCAGCGAGAGAAGAAATCAGGGACGCAAGACTCTTGGCAATTTCGTCAGAGTTCTCGCGCAGATACTGGGTGAAGTTGCGAATCTGTGCAGTGAGGTCGTCGCCGAAGACATCGAACGCCTTCACCGAGATGGCTTCCAGAGTGCCGCGCAGCTCCTTGAGGGCGACATTCAAATTATTCTTGATCAGAGAGGCCAGACGTTCATTCGCTCCCTTTGATGCTTCGATAGCGGAGGTGAATTCCTGCCATGTACTGGTGCCGTCCCCTACTTGTCTGGAGAACTCAAGCAGGGCCGAAGCACCGGCCATGCCGTACAGGCCGAACGTCTTCATCAGGAAGTTGTTGCGTTCCATCGGCCCCGTGTTGGAGAGAGCCTTCTGGAGGTTGACGAACGTCTGTTGCAGGTCGAGACCGCCGTCTGCTGTCTTGGCTACTTCAATGCCGAATCGGGCAAACTCTTTGCCCGCAGTAGTAGACGCATCTGAGGCTTCGACCAAGATTGTCGCAATACGGCGCAAAGACGTACCGCCCTTACTCCCTGACAGGCCCGCTTGCGCAAGCAAGGCCAGCGCAGTAGCGGTACCTTCCAGAGAGATTCCGGTCTGGTGGGCAACCGAGCCGGCGTAGGACATGGCCGTGCCGAGTTTCTTGACGTCGGTGGTGGAGATGTTTGCCGCCTGTGCCAGCACGTCACCGATTCGGGCAACGTCAGAAACCTGAAGCCCGAATTGCTCCATGATATTGATCGTGATCTTGGCCGCTTCGGCAACGTCCATCACGCCCACAGTTGCAGTGTTCAAGATGGGGCGCAGACTGGAGATAACCTCGCCAACACTCAAGCCGGCTTGCGCCAATTCGCGAACAGCCTCTGATGTTTCGGTGACAGAGAATTGGGTGGACTGAGCAATGTCCAGCACTTCACTTTTCAGCACCTGTCCCATGTAGTTGAGACTGGTGCCCGCTCCGTCAGCATCAGCAGTCAGCGTGCCGAGCAAGGCACTGGCACGATTGAAGCTGAACTCGAACTCCTTGCCCGTGTTGACCACCGCAGTCAACGCCCGGGCTAGGCCGTAGGCCCCAGCACCGGCAACGACCGTAGAGCTGGTGAAGATGCCCAGCCCGAGATTTGCACCCTGAAGAGCGCCGCGCATGGTTGCGGTGGCTTGAGCGCCGACCCGCATGTTCTGCGCCGTCTTTTTGGTGGAAGCCCCCAACTTGTCATGGCCCCGCACTAGCCCAACTACAGCTTTTGTCTGGCCTAGGGCGGCTTCGGAACCCTCTCTAGTCGCTCGGGTTGCTGCTTTAAGCCGTTGTGCTTGGCTCTGCGCAGACCTAGCGAAGTCGTTCCCTGCTTTCTGCGCCTTCACCTCCGCAGTAGCCAAGCTGGACAAGCTGTTCTGAAACGCACGAAGGGCTTTGATCCCGTCGTTCATTTCCTTGATCTGGCTGCGGGTGAACGCGCCAAAATTCAGCGCTTTCTTGGCCTTTCGACCAGCCTCTGTAGCCGCCGTCCCTACCCTGAGTATCTTTTTTTCCAGTGCTGTTACGTTGGTCTGGGCTTGGGTGGTATCGACAATGATATTGACGGCCACGGCGGTTCACGTCAGGCAGCGGGAGGGGTGCGCAGATACTACCACGCCACCCCCTTCCGGAAAAAAGAAACCCGGCTTGAGAGCCGGGTTCAATGACGCTTCGGGGGCCGGGAAGTAGTCTCCCGTTTCTTGGAATCCTGCTCCGCCTTCATCTTCTTGGCGTGATGCTCCATGTAACAGTCGTCCAGCTCTGAGACCGCCCTCAAATAGAACTCAAGATCAGGTCTCCAGCCCCGAGCCATCCCGTGAAAAATTATGGACTCAGTCGTCAAGGGGAGCGCGGCCATGGATGCTTGACGCCGACGATTGAGGATCAGAAACTCGTTCATCAGGGATTGCAGATACCAATTCAACATTGGCTTGTTCTGCAAAGCTGGAATCACCTTCCCGGTCTGGGTCTGGGTAGCACGAAGAGCCTCTTCGTGCTTCCCAAACTGGAGGTGCCACCCCAAAGCGTCGGTCAGAGCTTTACGGCCCGGTCCTCAGTTTCCTTGCGGAACGCCTCGGCATCGTCGGCGTAGTTGCGCACCGCGTCGCGGAATTCCCGGGAAGCCGTGAGCAGTTTCAGCGCATTCTCTGGAGAGTACGGGAAGTCCTCGCCGTTGACCTGAATGCCCTTCCAGCCCAACAGGATCGTGCGAGACATCGCCTCTAGGACCACCTGCTCCCCCACCTTGTCCGCAAGGTCGTCTTCGTTGTCCAGAACGGCACGGTTGGACTTCACCTTGCGTCGAAGCAGCGATCGGTAACGGTCGTTCCCGATACGCGCAATCAGAAGCTCAGAGCCGTCCTTGTACGGACGCCACACGCCATCGACTTCCTTCTGGGTGTCGGTCTCAATATCGTTGAACTCAAACATTGTCCACTCCTGAAAATGAAACTTCCGCTCTCAATAGAGCAGGCGGGGCAACAGGGAGCGGACGGCCTGCTGTCATCCGGGGATTAAGCCCCGCCTGTGTTCGGCTGAATTAGGCAGTGAACCGGTCGATCTGAATCATGCAGTTGGTCGTCGGGTCACGAGTGGCCTGTGCAGAAGTCTCGGCCATCACGTCAGTATCCTGCCCGGAAGCGTCTGCCGTGAAGCTCTCGAACTTGCACCGTGGCAGGGTGATGACGTACGCAGCACCTGTGATGGTATCCTCCAAGCGGTAGCTGAAGGAGAACGCCGTACCCGCCGTGAACTTGTCCGCTTGAGCCTTGGACTCAAAATAGATGGACATGTTCATGGTGACCTTCAGGGTGCCGGCCTTGACGCCCACATTGCCCAGAACGCCAATGCCCTTCTGCTCGCGATGCTGGTTGTCCAGCTCCATCGAAGCTGACATGACGCAGCCCGGGGAGCCGACAACACCGCCGTCCTGCAACAAGTCTTGCACGGACTGTACGCAGTTCATAATGCCGGTCGTGGAAGCCGCAGTGAAGGTCTCGCCCGCTTCCGTCGTTTCTTTCCATTCGCCCGACTTGCCCGCAAAGCCGAAAGCACCGTTCAGGATGGACGCGGTCTGCATGTCCAGACTAAACGTCTTGACGCGCATACCGGAGAACAGGTGGCGGGTAGCCACAGTGGCGTCGTTAAAGATTTTCAGCAGGGACCATGACTGTTCCGTAATGCCGTTGCGCAGAATGGAGCCGTCAAATGTCACCGCAGCGCCGGCTGCTTCCACGGTGGAAGGAGGCGGAGTGACAGTCAGGTTGGCTCCGCTACCACCGATGGCGGTCACCTTGAAGTAGCCGTTGTTCCCTGCGTTGGCAAACCCGGCAACCTTCACCCACTGCCCCACTACGACGGCAGAAAACGGAGTGCCTGAGCTTGCCGTAAAATGCGGGCCAGCGCCTGTCGCTGCGGCAATGACTGAGGAGGCGATATTCAGTTCCGCCCCCCACGTGCTCATCAGCGCAGATTCAATGAGGTCGTCGAAAGAAGCCGGAGACATCTCGATATTGAAGCTGCCGCCCGGAGAGGCGTCCACAGGAATCAAGTCAGGGATCATTCGATCCTGTCGCAGTTCCTTGGAGATTTCGGTGGTCAGGTTGTCATTCATCGACTCCCCGGTCATGCGGGTCTCAATCCAGACCGGGCTGGTCGGAACCACTCCCCACACGGTTTCTTTTGCCCGGTACAGGCCGGTACGGTTGGCTGATGCGTATGCCATTTGATTGCCTCCAGTATTTACCTAAGTCTCTCGAAGTAAAAAGGGATTTCGATCCCGGTAACGGCCCAGTTGCCAGATTCGCCTAATGGCAGTTCAGTTGCGTTTACAAAGGTCGCCCCGCCGATCACTTGGCTGGCGAAGGTGTCCAAGAGGAGCTGGACAATGGTGTTTCTGACAGCAGCACCTGTACCTTTGCGGGTGTGTACGAGAAAGAGTATAGCGCCATGCTGACGGCGCATGTCTGGTCTGCCCAGCTCCATCTGATTGTCCGCCCTGAAATTGACCTTCAGCGAAACAAACGGATTCTGCTGCTGGGAGAACGACTCATAGTCGGTGTTGTCGTAGTGTACCGAATACCCAGCCAGAGTGGTCTGGGTCAGCAGGTCTATCGAAGCGTGAACTTGGGCGCGTGTGGGCATGGGGTCACCTCAGCGCCGAAAACTTGGCGACAGCCTCACGCTCAGCCGCAGCCAGAGCCGCAGCAGACTCCGCGCTGACCGATCCCTCGGCTTCGTACAGGGCGTTCTCTTCGTAGTAGGTGTCGTCGCCGGGAGCGAAGTTGGCAAACCCCGGGGTGATCGGGTTGTAGACCAGCACCCCCGTCAGGCTCTTCGGAGCGTGCTGAATGATGTAGTTGGCCCGCCCGTTGGCATAGTCCACCAGCGCAGCAACGTCATTCTTGAAGTCCGCCGTCTTCGGCAGCACCGGATATTGGGCGTTCTCGAAGGTGGGAGCCGTGCCCCACAGGATTTTCTGCCCCCCCATCTTCGCTCGGGTCACAAACGGGAGCATGTTCCAGTTCGCAGCGGCCTGCCCGGTGTCCACTTGGGTCTTGTAGACCATCGCCAACATGACCTTTTTGGCGGTGTTCAGGGCGATGTCACGGGGAATATCTCGCAGTCCCCGCGTCAGGCTCTTCAGGTACTTCGTGTTGGCGGTATCGCTAGACATAGCCAGTGATCACCCATTCGTCCTGTTGCTGATCCTGCTCGATCTTGTCCACGATGTAGGTGGCCGAATTGTAGGTGAATTTGTCCCTCAGCTCAGGGGCCCCGGGAAACCATGAAGTTCGGACTGTCAACACCGCCTGACGCCGGTTGACGGTGCTGTTGTCGCCCTCGGTGTATGGAGAAGGTTTGATCCGACCAGTGACGTTGTACGCCTGCACGGTGTCGGTGACGGTCTGAGTGTTCGGGTTATAGGTCTGCCCAGTAACCCGGGTGTACACAAGATTCACACGGGAGTCGGGCTCTGCGGTAGCGCGAGCGCTGATCAGCCCTGAGTCATAGTACGACTCGAACACGTAGAAGGTTCTGCCGGAAACAGTGACCGTGTCTTCTCTCTGAAGGGGGACGTCACTCGGCAAGAAAAGAAAAAAGTCCCCGTAATTGAGGGTGTTTTCCGTGTTGTCTTGCGCAGAGCTGCGCAACTCGTAGTCAGCATAGGTGTTTGAAACTACGGTATTGACTGCCCAGCCCGGGTCACTTGGGCCCCCAGTTGGAGCCTTTCTGTTCACGGTCGCTGGCCCGGAAACGTGCTGAATCGGAGCCACTGCCCGGTAGTTGGTGTTGGCGTGAGAGTCGTGCTGGATAGTCCCGACCATGTAGATGTCGGAGAGTCCGTTTACCCGGATCACCGGAGTCAGCAGCGCCTCCTCCTCTGGGCCCACATACAGCATGCGCTTGCGAGTCGCCCGGTTCCACATGGAAACGAACTTGTCTGAGACCTTGATCTGCCCTTTGAACCTCGCCTCGGACCACGTAGCTGTCGCCGCATTGTACGTGTCAAAGTCCTGCCGGTCGAAGAACTTGGCGACCTGAGCGAAGTCCATTATGGCGTGCCCGTGTTCAGGACAGGGTCGTAACCCGGGGAAGAAACAGCCAGCTGGGAAAATGCTTGACCGGCAGTGGTGACTCCGGAAGAGTCCGTCAGAATTTTACGGTAGCGGTCTCTCAGAGCGGAGACTCGCTGGACAGTGCTGTCCAACGAGTCCTGTTCAAACCGGGCCATCTCGAAATCCCCGTCCGAGAGGCGGTGAGCCACCAGCATCTGCAAAGATGCCAGCAGGTAAGTAGCCGCCTGATACTGGCAATACAGGGTGAGTGCCTTGTCTAGGTACAGCTGAGTCGCCGTAGGACTGCCACCAATAGCAGCAGCGTGCAAAGTCGCATGGTCAGGATACACACCCGCCAAATCGATCGACAACTGTAGGTCAACGTTGACATCAGTGATCTGAACATCAGAGACCTCCCGATTGGTCACGCCAAGCGCCGCGCGAATGTGGTCCGTAGTGGTGTACAGGATCGGCATCATGGCTACGGCCCCTCGAAGGGTTACTCTTCAGAGTAGTCGGCGCTGCACTCAAGCAACACCCCTGCTTCAACCTGACAGAGCAGCCAGTTGTTGAGCGGTGTCTCCACCTCAGTTGCGCGGTTGGTGAAGAAGTAGCTCTTGCTGTACGAGTCATACAGCGTGGACTTCGCAGCGCGAAGGTATTTCTTCTTGGCCCGACGAGCTGCGGGCTTGGCAGCTGGCTCAGTCTCGGGGGCTTCCTCTGCGGCTGGCTCGGGAGCGGCTTCTACCGCTTCTGTCTGCGGCTCAAGGTCGTAAAGCGCCTGTTGCAGCGGAGAGGGGGCTCCCTGCCGAGGGAAAATACGGTTCATGCTCATGCTCGTTTCTCCGAAAAAAGACGGGCAGCCGAAGCCGCCCGTCTTGTTGTCATCAGACAGTCAGGGTCATCTTCGAGAACGCTTCGTCGTAGCCCAAACGCTCGACGCGCTCGGCCCAGTCCATGCGCAGAACAGTCTTGCGCTGGATCACGAACTGTTCCACGGCCTCGTAGTTGGCACCGACGTACACCACACGACGCATGCCCTTGCGGCTGTCCACGCCAACCAAAGTGTTTGCACCGAGAACCGCAGAGTCTTCCAGAATGAAGACCTTCACGCCCGGTTGCAGACCCGGCAAAACCACATTTGGGACGCTGTACAGACGCTCGTCCGAGGTGTGCGCAGTCTGGGTGGTAACCACACCGGTACGCCCTTCGATAGCCAGATAGGTGTCAATGTCGCAGAACACCCAGTCAATCGAACGCTTCATCCAGTTGGTGCGCAGGTACTTGACCCAAGCCTTCTGGGTAAGGCTGCCCGCAGCACCGATGGACGAATCGAACGACTGCGCGGTGACCGAAGACAACGCTGTGTCGCCAGTGTCAGTGGAGCCGTTGACCAGACGACCGAAGTCGCGCATGACCTGATAGGCCCGCTCTTCGACCGCGTGCTCACGCACCGCCAGACCAATCAAGTCCAGAGTGGCAGCCGCCATCGCTTGGTCGGAAATCTCCATGCCCAGCGAGTAGGTCGGGATGCGCTTCTGGACGTCAGACGTGGTGATCGACAACATGCGCGCAGGGTCAGCCAGCTGCGTGATCACCTGACCACGAGCGGCCCGGGGACGCTCGTAGTTGATCACGACCTGATCGTAGCGCGGCGAGTCAACCGTGGTGGTGAAGGCCACCGCCTGCATGAAGGTGCCAATGTAGCTTTCCTTGTCCTCGCGCAACGAAGACTCCAGCTGTTCGGTCAGAACAGCAGGGAAGAGCAGTCGGCCAGCGGGGGTGTTGGAACCGGTGCCGTCCGGGCGGACAACAGAATTGCCCATCAGAGCAGCACGCCCGCTGAAAATGTCTTTCAGCGACGGGGCGCGAATGCCGAAGTGCCGGTCTTCCTGAGCAAACAAGCCGCAGGACCGGGCGAACTGGGCAAACGTCGAACCGTTCTGGTCTTCGTTGGTGGGGAAGCGCGTGTTGTAGTACGCAGCGAGCGACATGCCCGCTTCCTGTGCCGCACGGTAGTCCTCAAGACGGATTTCGACGTCCTGTTGGGCTCCGGTGTGGTCAATGTAGTTGACCTTTGATTCAGCAGCCATCTTTGTATTCCTCTTGGTTGGCAGTAACGCTGTTGGGTGTTACGAGTAGCAGGTCACTGCTTCTCAATCAGAACGGCGGAATTCACTGCTCCGTTACCGCCAAGCAGCGAAATGACACGCCACTTGTATGTGGCTGGAACAGCAAAACTGGTTCCCGGAACACCTGCGGAGCCGGCTTCAACCTGCGGACACGGATCGAAGTTGTTGCCGCCAGTGGCGTTGGCGGTGCCCAGAGCGGCCTGCGCCGACGCGACAACATAAGTGCCCACGGTAAGGGCACCGCTACCGGTGTTGATCGCGATCACGCGACCATCCTTCTGCACGGAACCGTACGAGAAGCCGTTGTCGATGGTGCCCGGCTCGATGGCAAGAACCACACCTTCAAGCTCGTCACCGTCCGCGCAGAGCACGTAGTTGTCGAGACCGGCGAGCTTCACAGCCTTGCCGATTTCCTTGTCAGTGAAACGATTAGGGGCCGTACCGTCAGCACCGAGGTGAGCGGCAATAACGCAACCGGTCGGAACGGTCGGCTGAAACATCAGGTCTGACATGATTTTTTCCTCGCTGTACTAGATTTGTTGTGCGTCAAGATTAACGCAAGCCAGTGGCAGCGACCATGCGACGATTGATCGGCGACACGTTCGCAGCAGACCCACTCAAGTTGTTGGCCGATTCGGCGTCTGAGCGGGTCTGTTGACCTACGACGAAGCGTTTCTCAAACTTCTCATTGAGAGAGTTAAACTGTTCCACAAGAGTCGTGCCTTTGGCGGAATCCAGCCCGATGACAGTTGCGCCAAGTGCGATACTGAGACGCTGGATTGCCGTACGCACAGGGGCCTCAAGAGCGGTCTGCGCGATTTGCGAAGAGGCCAGTTCCCGGGTAGCCACCGCAAGCTCGACCTGAACTTGAGCGAGCGATGTCTGGGCAGCAGAAAGCTGAGTCTGGAGCAGGGCCACCACTTCAGAGTTGGCCGGGGCAGGGCCTGCCTGCACTGCTTCGGCTGCCGAAGCGATCTCCTCGGCGGTAGCGGCAGCGCCTTCCTGTTCCGCTGCGGCTGCAACGGCCTCGATCTGCTCCTCTCCCTCTGCGGCTTCCAGAGCTTCTGCGCCGTGAATTTCATGTGCAGTGATTTCAGGGAGGGAGCCTCCCATGGCCAGAGTTGCAAGTACCTCAGACGGCAATGCAATCGGCCCTTTCCGACCTGTGGTTTTCATAGCTACCTCGCTTGCTACTCGGGGGTTTTGAAAATTAAAACGAGAAGCAGGTGTGCTGCTCGCCTGTGAACGCTTGGCATTGAGCTTTCCAACAAGCTGCTCAACTCCAAGAACTCCGTCAATCATTTTCAACTCTGCCGCTTTCACCTCGTCGAACACCTTTCCAGAAGCGATATTCTGGTTGACCCAGCTCGCTTCCAGAGCGCGGCCTTCGGCAATGGTGTTCACGAACTTGGTGTGCTCCGCCTTGAGTTCGTCTTCGATCTCTTCGCGAGCCTTGTCGCTCTGCTTCTCGAAGGGGTTGTTCAGTGCCTTGTAAGGGGCGGAGCGGTGCACATGCTTCGTGATGCCCGCACTTTTGAGCATCTCCGTGAACTCGGTGGTCACAGCCAGAACGCCGATGGAGCCGATATGGGCTCCCTCGTCCGCGTAGACTTTGTGACAGCCCGCTGACAGGTAGTATCCCGCACTGCACATGGAGCCTGCTGTGTGGGCGTATACCGGCTTGACCCCCTTGCTGACAGCCCGCACGAACTTGGACAGGGCGCGCAGACCGTCCACCGGCCCCCCGGGCGTGTCCATGTGCAGGACAATGTCTTTCACTTCCGGGTTGGAAGCCAGCTCGGAGACCGCAGCCTTGATGCCCGCGTATGAGGGGATGCCGAGAAGACGGGAAAACCAGCTTTCTTCCGTGGTCATGCCCCCACGGAACGACACAATGCCGGTGGTGCCTACAACTTGCACCGTCTCCACCGCTTCAAGTTCGTTGTCATCGTCGTCATCGCTCATGGCCCGACGCTCTCCGACGACCTCCAACAACTTCTGATTGGCCTTGAAAAGACCCATCAGGTTGTCGAACCCCTCCATTGTTCCCGCCCACTTGGTGATCATTGACTGCGGCCTCCGCCTTTTCTGGGTAGGTCTGCACTGGGTTGAAGAACTTTGCCCATTGCTGAATCCGAACTGTTGGGGTCGTAGTCGGAGCGTACGGTTGCATCCCGGAAGAACGTGCCACTGAGCGGGACGTAGTTCTCTGGAAGCGGCCCCAAGTCCAGCTCCCATGCAGCTTCTTCGTCCGAGATCATACCAAGACTGAGCAAGTCGAGCACTCGGTCTTGCTCCATCACCCGGAAAGCCTCCAGCTCGCTCTCGGGCCGAAGGTCGATTTTCTTGAACAGGAAGTTGCAGTAGACGTCCAGCCCGAACAGCCGACATGCGAGTGTCAAAGCGCGGGACAGTACCTGTTCGACCGGAGCCTGAATCGCCTTTGCCGTCTTGGCAAAGATCAGAGACTCCACATTGCCCAGCGCCTGAGAACCACTCTCCAGTCGCAGGCCGATCGCTGTCGGCGGAGTCTTCATCGCAGTGGCGTACAGGCCAGAGAGCGTGGTCAACAGGGGGTTGTAGTCCAGCTTGCTGCCCAGCCCGGATTGCAAGTTTTCCGCCGTCACTGTGTTGAAGGTAACCAGTGCATCCTCGGGAGCCAAGCTCTGAACCGAAGTCACAATGTCATCGCGGATGCCTTCGAGATAGGTGCGCAGTTTGTCCGCGTCCTCCTTCACGTCCTTGGGGGCGGCTTGCAGAATCTTGTCGATGTCAATCGAGATGTTGGTGCGCGTGTGCCCGTTCTGGCGAATGGCCCGACGAATGTCGTCCAAGAACTCCTCGAAGAACACCAGCAGCTTCAGGCACGATTCCATCATGGAGCGGGCCTGAACCAGCCCGGGGTCAGGCTGGGCGAAGGCTGTGAAGAACGTGGGTATGTCCAGATTCTGCGGGTCGTTCTGGCCGGCAATGCGCTGAGTCGGGTACTTGCCGCCCTTGCCGTCAGACACCCATTCAATGGTCTCAAGTCCGACCGCCATGAAGGTATCGGGAAGGCGGGCCTTGTTCAGCACCATCTCCATCGCGCAGCCGCCCGTGAGAACGGCTTCACGCAACAGCACCTGCTTGATCGTCTCGGAGCCGGCCTTGCTGGCATGCCCTTCCGTGTAGTCGAAGGTAGTGTCCAGTGCCGCCAAGATAGACTGGCATAGCAGCCACCCGTCGTAGGAGAACCGGTTGGTACTGGCATCCGCCACCCACACCCGGAACCCCGAATTCGCAATCTGCACCAAGCTGTTCACCGCAGACGAGATCGGCCCTTCAAGTCGGGCCAACTCTCGCATCAGCTGAGTGGTATTGGACGCGGTACGGTAAGAGTTTGCGCTGCGGTTGATTACGTCGTAGAGGGACGTCTGACGCAGCGTGGTCCCAGCCGACGAGCTGTCAGTGGGACGCACCCGTGACTTGGCTCCCTGTGCCAGATTCTTTGGCAGTTTCAGCTGGGGGGTTTTGGGGGAGCGTGCCATCGAAACAGGGAGCCTTTGTCTCTACGGCCTATCAGTGCGTAAGTAGGCTTGGCGGAAGATGGGCGCAACTATACCTGCGGAAAGAACCGGGCTGCAAGCTGTTCAGCCCAGAGCCCTGCGGAAAAGTCTGGCCATGATCGTGTCTTCCGGCTCCGCCGCCTTGCCGATCTGCACACCCCGAACCGAGGACGGCGCATACAAGAGATGGGTCTTGGTAAACATCCCGGCTCGCTCTGCCGCCGCCATCAGATAGACGCCGGCATGGAAGTAGTGGTCATTGCCAGACGCCTTGACCCACTTGAACCCTTGCTCGTCCGGGTTCTCCGACTCCATGTCCTTCATGCGCTTCATGTTGGGGAGCTGGGCTCGAACCACTGCCATCTCTTCCGGCTGGTAGCGGGGCCACACCACCTTGCCCATGTTCACCGCATCCGTCCAAACCTGACACGCCTTGCTGCGGTTGAGCAGAACGAAATTCTCGCGTTCGTTCACGCTCCAGTAGTTGTAGTTCTTGTCCCCCGACTCCGTGTAGTACGCCGGATAGAACATCCCATCCCCCTTGAACGACTCGAACACACCGCGAGACAAATTCAAGTCCGGCATGGCGTCGATCACGCCGTTCGTGACCCCGTGCTCCTCCGCCACCCTCAAAATCTGCTCACGCAAATCCCCGTCAGCCAAGTAGAGCCGACCAACCGCGCGCACCACCAGCTTGTTGTCCACCTTCTGGCCAATCATGTAGTGACAGGTTTTGCCAACGTCCACCCCCATCTGCATGCCGTAGGCCGAAGTGTCCTCGGCACGCAAAATCGTGTTGGCCTCCACATTCCCCGGAATGACCTGTGCCTCCGCCGACAGGTAGTCCTCGCCCAAGGCGAAGTTGTAGTAGTCCTGCCGCAGTTTATACTTTGTAATTTTCTTCAGAACTGTAGACGTCGGGTTGTACTTGAACAGGTCGAACGGGCGCACGTCATAGCCTGCCACCTCCCGGCCCGGGTGCTGCTCCACCCACCGCCTGCTCTTCGGGTCCGCCAATGCCTTGTCCAGCGGCCCATCACACTGCGGGCACGCGATGTAGGCATAGCCCAGCTCCGCCTGCAAATCCTCGACCGAATCCGCTTCAAACTCCGCGAACGGACGGTCAAACCCCGGGATTCGCACGTGTTCACTGAACACGGGAGCGACTTCCGCGAAACAGTGAGGGCACTTCACCATGTACCGGGCCCACGTGGACTTCTTGATCTCCCTGCTGACCCCAAAATCAGGGAGCGTGGGGGTCGAAAACCGACTGTTCACGCCCCCGTTTTCAGCATGGCCGAGGCGGGATTCGTAGGCCGTGACCACGCTGGGATCACAGAAGTTGTACTCGTCGGTGACAATCGCCTCGGCAGGAACCGAAATCACCTGCCCCATGTTCGACGCACCGCCAAAATGAATGAAGGAGCTGCCAATTTGCTTCAGCTTGGCAGCGTCAACACCTGCATTCACCTTGTCCCGGAGCTTCGGGCTCTCCTTGATTACCGGATCGACCCGGGATTTCGAGAAGCTGGCCGCGAAGATGGCGGACGGTAGCACGTAAATGAGGTGCTTTCCGCGAGTGAGCGCCGCATAGCCAAGCGCCTTTTGCACGCTGATTTGTGAAAGCCCGACCTGAGCGACTTTCTTGCAAACCATCGACCGCGTCTCATCAGCGATCTGAATCTGAAATTCATGGTCGCGAAAGGAGAACGGCTGCCCATTGAGCAAGATGTTCTCTTGCATCCAAGTAGACATCTGGCCGAACATCGAACGCTTCTTGACGCCGATGGTTACACGGGTCAGGAAGTCCGCCTTCATGGTCGCTGCGGTCACGACACGCTCCTAAAGAATTTGTATGCGTATTCACAAGGGGGCATCACGCCGCTTCGTCCCACAGCTTGACCTTCAGTTCCTTGAGGAAGCGCTCCTTGAGAGCCTCATCCCCAAGCTCGTCACACGCCGCGATCACCGCCGCCTCGATCTTCGCCAACTGCCGCTCCGCGTCCAGCCGTTCCTGCATGGACGCGATCAGCTTGATCATGTCCTTGCTCGCGTTGAACACATCACGAAGCTCCTTGGTGTCCGTGGACGAGATCGTGGCCGAGTGCATGCGCGTGATCAGCTTGCTCAGCTTGGGCAACAACTCGTCGAGCGTGGTGCCGTGGCTCAGGTCCAGACCGTCTTGGGGGAGCACAGCCCGCAGCCGAGCTGTCAGCGCCGGGGTCAGGTACTGCTGGGCCTCCTCTATGTACTTGATGTAGGGCTCCAGCGGATTCACCAGTCTGGGCCGATCGGCAGGCGCGTCAGGAGACAACACGGCGACAGCGTCCGTCAATTCTTGATCGGCCCGGGGAGCGTCCTTGATCTGTTCGAGCGTGGTCGTGGGCCTCATTGCGATTCGATCCATTCAACCAGCCCACCCCACTTCGCCGCACACTCGCCCCACGCCTGCACGGCGAAGATGTACTGCTCGACCGCCTTGGTTGCCTGCTCCTTCGGGGGGAGCGGGGCAAGGTTTTCAGGGGCCGGGGGGACGGTCAGTGCCTTCATTGCCAGCAGGGGCTTCTCCGCCTTCGGCAGCTCCACTTTCACCGGAGGCGTTACGAGCGGCCTTGTACGCTGCCCCCCGCAGGCTGTCAGCGTCAACAGTGAAAACGCAGCTGCCAACAGGCAGCGTGAGGAGCCGAGCCCGTACCGTGCCGATTTCATCCTTCAACCCTCCGATATTGTCCAGCACCGTCGAGACGATCAGCTGGGTGTTTTGATTCTTGAGAGCAACGTCTCGTACTGCCTGTGTGAACTCCAAAGCCTGAGCAGCCCGAGCCGCTTCGGAAGCCGCCAAGTCTGCGGAGCGTGCGTCCGCGAACTCCTTCATGGGAGCCGTCCACTGTGCGCGCTCCTTCCACGTCGCCAAAGGATACGTCACCGCAGCCCCAGCGGAAAATCCTGCTGCTGCAACAGCCAGCAGAAACCACAAATTGACGCTGCCCATCAAGCCTTTGATCAGTCCAAACATTACGAGTCCTCCTTCTCCGCCTTGCCGCGAACAGTATCCTCGATGTCAACAGGCCGCAACTTTCGCGAGGAAGAAGAGGTTACCCATGGTGGTGTGTCTTCATCCTCCTCCGGCTCTAGTTGCAAGGGAGCGTCGTCGTGGGAGCTGCCTCCCCCCGCTCTCTTGACCTCCTTGTCCGTGAACGCCGTGATCATGGAGTCTGCCATGTAGCCCGCAGTGAACGCCCCCGCGATCGTGAGCTGCCCAGCAGAGTACAGGAAGCCGTAGACCACGATTCCTGCGAAGAAACTGAAGGCGACAGTGTAGGGGTGCTGCTTGATGTACTTCTTCAAGGGGACGGAGCGGCCTGCTGCCTCCAGCCCCTTCAGCGTTTTCAGCACGTGGAGCATCTGCCCCATCCACATCATCAGGAACGGGTGGAAGAGCACCCCAAAGAAGCCCAGTGCTTTCAGTTCGGCAATGATCCAGTCCACAAAGCACCTCGGGAGCGGAAACGTGGGCGAAGTATAGCTTTTTGCGCGGTTCTGGGCGTTTTAGAGCACAAAAGGCGCGTTTTTGAGGGGTTTAAGACGGTTTGAGGGCCGTTTCAGGGCTTTTTCGTAGTTTCAGGGGCGGTTTTGGGGCGGTTTAGAGGGGGTTTGGGGCTCGAAAGTGGAGGTACGAGGGGGCTGGGGGCCTCGAAAGTCGAGACACAAGGGGGCTGAGGACCTCGCTGGGGGCGCGCAAACTCACTGAGGCCCTCGCTGGGGGCCTCGAAAGTGAAGGCACAAGGAGGCTGAGGACCTCGCTGGGGGCCTCGAAATTGGCGGGGAGCGGGCCTTCAGGACGAGATTTGAGGCAGTCCGCGAAAAGGGCCGGGGTCGTGGCATGGCCGAAAAATGGCCGGAATTTTGCTCGGGAAGGAAGTAGAGGCGGCGTGCGCGTGGCATGGCGTAAAGGATAGGGGTGGGCTGGCACGCTCCGTGCATGCTGGCACGCTCCGTGCATGCTGGCACGCTCCGTGCATGCTGGCACGCTCCGTGCATGCTGGCACGCTCCGTGCATGCTGGCACGCTCCGTGCATGCTGGCACGACCCGTGCATGCTGGCACGCTC